GCTCGCTCTCCCAGTGTCAGATGGGGTCATCGCAAGCTGTGTCCGGTCGCTAAACTGGACAATGTGGCATGCGGGAATCGAACCCGCCTGACTATCGCAGTCAGTCCTCATTGCCACGCCTTGCCACAGCTTTATCATCACTGAGGCTCGGAGGAAAAAACGGTGCTTTAGGATTGCTCCCTTGGCACAATACAATCATAATGGTTTGCGTTTTTAGTTTGCCACTCATTTATCGCTCAATTACTGCTCAATTAGTGCTCATTCATTGCTCACTACTTTTTCTGGGCGTAACTCCAAAGTACCATGCTGCTGCCAAAAGCGCATTTCGTTTTCTTCGCGTGTATGTTGCTGCCGATATGTCGAGTATATCCATGGTCGTACCATCAGGGGTTTCAGTTTCAGGACCATCACAGTATCTGATCCTGAGTAAGCGCTGATGAGACTGTTTGGGCATTGCGGCAATGCACCTGTCGCACCATTCGCAAAACTTCTGCGCTGATGATTGTCTCTCCAGTCTCTCTTGCGCATATGAGGGCCGATCTGCCGTACTGGCTGCTGTCCCATCTCCCCATGCACTCGTGATCTTTGGATTGATTGGAGCCCTCATGAATCCACGCTCTGATCGATATTTGTTTAGTATATCCTCGACTGCTGCTCTATCCTTGTCATCGCTAATTGATAAAAGCTCCATCACCAGTGCCACCCCTTATGGTATAATTAGTTTGTAGATAATCAATTGTCAGGCGTTCCCTCGTGGTGCGCTTTTTGTCTATCCAAACATTCCATCGAGCAATGATTTTAATATCCAACATCCGACAATGAAGATGATTGACGTCATGAATGCACATGCGATGATGCAAATGCTTGATAAAAAACTAACGAATGCTGACTTGATTCTTGAATGATGTTCTGCTCTCATTGCTTTCCCTCCCTGATTGATTTTTTTTGCATACCCATCATTAGACGCGCTTTTTATTTGCTTTCAGGATTCCGAATGAGCTCCCATGGATCAATCCCAGCTCCATATGCAATTTTGTCCAAGGTGTTAAGTGAAACACTACCCTTCCCAGAGATTACATATTCAAGCGTGGTGATGGGTATTCCGATCTCTTTTGCATATTTGGCTTGTGTCATGTTCAGATCGTATATATTCTCCCTAATGTTTTCGGCCAATGCTCGTTTGCTGTCCAAATCATTCATCTCCGTCCTCATTTTCGGTGTACCAGTCGTCACTGTTTAATAGCCAATAGCTTATTTCCCTGGCTTGCTTGTAGATTGGGTCAACACGTGTAGTCATCGCGTCAGTCGTCCATTTAGACCAGGCAATGTCGTGTAGTAGCTTAGTTGCAAGCTCGGCCTTGGCACACAGCTCGCCTTGAAGATAAGCGTCAACGTCCTTACTTTTACTCATGTTGTGCCTCCCGCAGCTCCGGATTCTCCCTGAACTTAATCTCTCGTTTCATTTCTCCGCCCCAATTTCATAATTTCTTCCATGGTGCTTACCCATTCAACAGCGATTATTTCAACGAACTCTGCGGGTGATTCTTTCCACATACGCCTGAATGCTGGTAGGTCTTTTTCAGCAATTAGACCGTTCTCATCAATCTCTTCGGCTTCGCACTCTTCTTCTAGTATTTCTATCAGTGTATCTAGCCTCGTATATCCGTCCATATTGTCAGGCAAGATGTAGCCTTTTAGCGCTGTTTCCATAGTTGAACCATACTCAAAAGCATCAAAAGGGTTCATTTCTCCGCCTCCACATATATCTTCCGAAAAATATCGTCAGCAATTGGCCAGTGCTCGCCGTTGATACCCGTTGCGATCCAGTCACCGCTTTCAAGCTCAACGAATGCCATCATCAGTCACCTCTTTAGTTTCAGCAATGAACGCGTGTATAGGTAGATACAGTTCATTGCCGTCCTTTAGCTTAACAAGGTAGCAATACCCGTCACTGTCACATAGGCTTCTAATGGAGTCGATGCTAACAACGTCACGGTCTGAATGATACTCAACTAAATTGTATTTTTTAGATAAACCGTCCCAAGCCTCTCTGAATTTTGGCTCATCATACGGGTGCCCGACCTCAATTATCCGTGTTGTCTGAAATAGGCTGCTGTCGTTAAGATTCTCATCGTGATCCATCAAGGATAGGCTTTCTAGCCTGATTATTTTATTGCTCATCGTCAGTCACCTCTTCTTTCGTGAATCGTTCACCGTCTAGTCCATACTGTTGAAGCTCATAGTCTGAAAATTCATTATCAAGGCCTCCAGAAGTGTCACTTGCATGAACGTGTCCGTCACTGCCCTTGTAGTAATAACTTGTTTGAGTTTCGGGAACCCTTACTTTGTACTTCTTCTCCTTTGCCACGGTGTAGCCGTTTGTTAGTGCACTTTTAAGACGAGTAACATCCTCGGGTCTTCTGCCCCGAAACAATAAGTTAATATTGTTTAAAAATGCATCTTGTAAATTAGTCCACAGGCAGTTCTTCACTAATCCTGCTTCTTCTGGGCTGACGACTACCTTTTCAGGTTCCTCAACGAGCGTGACAACGTGACCACCATGCTCATTTGCAGTAGACGTGGCTAAGTTTCTTCCGCTAGTAGTAGGGCACCGTGTTGCAGCTAAGCTCCAGAAAATATCATTGTCTGAAAAGTCCCAGTATTTGCCTTCGTCATTCTTTACCGCATACAGTTTTAATTCGCTCATTTTTCGTCCTCTACTTTCGTAAGCTTGTACATAATTCCTTTAATATCCACATAAACCGGTTCACCGGTCGCTTGGCTGATGTAAACATCGTCTACTTCGGGTTTCATTGGTCGGCCTCCGTTACATTCATTCAGCGTTGTCTGTATATAGCACGTTTCTGCTCTGGCATACCGGATCTTTTCGCCGGTGGTAGAACTCCTTTGAGACGCAATCTACGAATCTTAGCTTGAATGGTGCCAACGTTTCGATTTAATATTTTCGTCAATTTGTCGTAATTTGCTGTCACGCCAAAACTGTCAAATTCGATATTGTTGATAAGGAGTAATAAGTCTGATTCATTCCATTTTTTTACCAGCATAGGGCCCTGCTTTCGGCAAATAGATTCAATGCCGTATTTGGTTCTGCCCATCATTTGAGCTATTTCTTCGTGAGTATGTGTTGATCGAAGTTTCACGATCATTTGCTTTTCTCTTTTGCTATAGAAGCTTCCATACTTTTCTATCTGGTTTTCTTTGCAAAACTTCGGCAATTCGCCACGATGTCTGAGCTTATTTGCAGCGTGTTTAACGCCCAGCACGGTTCTCCCAAACATGTCGGCAAGTTCTTCATAGTTGAGGATCGCATTTGTATCAGCTGCCATGATCACTTCATCTTGAAAGCGATCAAGTTCTTCAGGCGTCCAATTTTTGTTTACTCTGTCTTGTTTCATATCGTTCACCTCACAAAGCGGCCATTAACTGTCCGATCTTTGCATCTGCCGAAGTCTCTGTATCTTTCAGCAAATGAATGTAAACCTTCTGTGTAGTCAGCGAGCTAGAATGGCCTAACCGTTTTGCGACAGCCTGTAAGTTGATACCTTTGCCAATCAGTAATGATGCATGTGTATGCCGCAATCCATGCGCCGATATAACGGGAACGCCAGCATTCTCACAATGGCGTTTCAAGATGTCATTAATGGTCTCGTTGTATATACGCTTTTCGTTTGGTACAAATATTGGCTTATCTTTCGGCAAATTCTGGATCAGCATTGCAAACCTTGCTGCAGTTTTGTAATCAAGCGCAATCGTTCGCACAGATGATTTATTTTTTGTAGGGGCAAACTTACCTGTTGCGCTTTTGTAATCCCAAGTTTTGTTAATCCTTAGTGTCAAAGAGTCGAAATCAAAGTCTGCCGGTGTTAGCCCGAGAGCCTCTGCAAATCGCAGTCCCGTCTTGGCAAGTAGCAAAATCATGTAATCGTAATCTAGCTCTTTCCCCAAATTGAGATCTTGGAGAAGCTTCTCTAATTCTTCTGGCTGCAAAAACTTAATCTTGTGTTCTCTGTGCCTCGTCCCGCCAATAACTGCACGCAAGGTTGGATCTCGCTTAATCAGTCCTTCGTCTAGAATGTCCTGAATCACGCATTTGAGCTGGTGATGAAAGTCCATGCATGTTTGATGCTCATGTGTCTCTGCATACTGGCTAAGAAGCTGCTGATAGCTTCTGCGGGTAAGCTGTGTCACCTTTAGTTGTGGCACTAACAATTTGAGCATTCGCTCGGTGTTTTCCCACTTGCGATAGGTCACTGGCGTCACATAATTGTGCTTGTATGTCTCAATCCACTTTTTGAAATAGGTCTGAAATAGCTGTTCATTTCTCTTCAAGTTTGTCCTCCTTTCCCGCTGCTAATTCCTGAATTACTTCGTTGTATCTTGCGGGTATCTCTGTTGATTCAATGTGATTTTGTTCAGGCTCTAGCCATTGTCGAATATCAAATTCTTGTTCAACGTCTTTGCTGTGCGGCATCACATTCACTGTGCTGAAATGCAAATAGTCGTCTTCATCGTTTTGAATGAAATATACTTGTCTAGCAGTACGTGTCAGACTGTCACCATGAACAATTGTTGCGTTCATGTCGCGAATGGCACAATTGAATATCAGAAACGGCAACGTACTGTCGCCAAGCTCTTCAAGGTGATAAAAATACATGCTTGGCCGATAGTCCCACGGCTTGTGCTTCAAACGGGCTTGTTGCCATCGCAGAATCAGCATTGAACCAGTTCCGGCCGCTACCTCGTAATACTCGCTACTGTCATTAGATCCAACGAGCATGTTCACGAGCTTGCTAATGCTTTCAGGTGTG